ATGATATCCTTATTTTATGACACATCGTTAGAACAGTGGGAACTTGCTACCAAGGGCGCCGTCGGAGGTAAATATAGTTTTTATAATAAATATGTTAGTAAAAGCGATAAAACCTTTTATGAAATGTTCCTGGAAGCGTTATCAGCAAACCCTGGTGAAGAACTTAACAATCTTCATGCGATTCATTCTTTATCGAAGCGTTATAGTTATACATTTATACTACAACATCCCGAAAATAAGATAATTCTTCCAGTAAAAAAAGCAGCGCTTTATTTGGTCGGCGTATATAAATATAATATTTGGGAATATAATACTGTAGAATATATCCCAGCCAATGAATACGAAACATGGCACGAATTCAATGCTTTTCAGGGATTGATACAATTTCCAAACCGCCCCACATATTCATGGGATTATGATGAACTCATACAAAGACACGAATCGTTTGAGGATAATATAGAACGTGCAGGAATCGTGATTACGAATTCGATAACCGGAGATCGAGCCGTTATAAAATCTAGACTCCGTTCACAATTAAAAAAAAATAAATATGTTGGCCCAGAGATTGAATATAAGTATTTCGCAGTACGAAAAACAGGGAAGATGAATTCATTTTTATCGTTTTATCCGAGTTATAAAAACACATTTGCGTCGATCGCCGACCAATACGAAGCGCTAATTAAAAATGTATATGACTCCTATATACATTATTACGTATTACGCGATACAAACGATATCGAGGATAAATACTTCAACCATATTGTCAAAATTCATAAAACAATATACATACCCTCTTTTCGTACAACCAGAAAAAGAATAAAAAAGGATACAGTTCGCGGTTATTTCGATAAGATGGAACCTAGAGAGTTACTATTTTTATTAAACTGGGATATTCGTGAAATGAATATCTTATAGAGCACTATAAGCAGTAGACAATTTACTTAAATTTTGAATATACTTCGCTGAATGGGCCTTATTTGAATCGTCCATAGCCTTAATGGGGGCTCTAATTTTATCAATCATTTTCATGATATCATTGGAGTTGGCCAAGTTCGCCAGATCACCCCCATAATCCTTCTCAAAGAAAAAATCAATATTGCCTGCATCGATCACGTCTTTATATGGTTGGTATACAAACGTATACCATGCCTTTAAAATTAGGGTGGGGTTGGCGCGTTTAATCGTATCAAACGAGGTCCGTGCATATTTGATCTCATTGTTCTCGGGATAAATATTTATAATATCGTCTAAAAAATCAAAGAAGTGTTTGTTAAAGGCACGCATAAGGGTTGATTTATCTGCCATTTTTCAATGTATATAAGATTCAGTATTTTTTATATACATTTTATCAAAGATATTTACTAAATTTTAGGGGCATGCGTGTTTATTTCATCCAAGCGTTTTTGTTGTAGAGTATCCACAGTAACACTATTCGATAATTTATCTGGACGGTAATTATCAGGCGGGGTCTCTATGAAATTGATATCATCATTAGCAGACACATAATTATATAACGGCCGAGTGCCAGCGCGCCCTTTCGCGCTTAGTTCATCGGGTGTCATATTATACATCGTATATTTCTCAGAGGATATATTGGATACTGCGTTTGAACTTCCTAAATGAAAACCCATAGGTTCTCCATTATAGTTGGTGGCACGTTGATTTTTGGATTTTAAATCTTGATGAAAAAGTTTCATAATTTCGTCTCCTAAAACGACCCTATATTTCTCTTTCACTAAAAGTAATGCGGGAACGCTATGCACATTGGGTGGCAATACGACCTTGGTGCCGTTTTCTAAAATAATATAGGTTTGATTGTTTTTATTATCTCGAACCCGTTTATCAATACAAATAAAACTGATTTTGTCGGATAAATTGCCTTTTACTAAAGTCTGTACTAACTTTTGAGAATGTTTACAATAGTTGCTATAATATAAAATATCCATGATGGTTTATATTATATACGAAAAGTCGGTTTTCATAAAGATAACGTATCTTTATTTAGCCACGCACATGGAATGTAATAATCTATTTTGGAAATAGAAAATGCCATATCCGAAAGCAACACCGAAAACTGTGAAATAATAATCTAAACCCTTGCGCTTAGAAAGTCCCATCCATATGGCAGGGACTAAAAAAAACACTAAAAGGGCGAATCCGAAGATCGATAAAAAGTAAAAATATAAGCAATACTCCTTTTGAAGGGGACCAAAGAGACTATCAATAATGTCAGCCATTATAGAATATCCAAAGAAAATGATTTTGAATCCCTCTAAATATTATTTATTTGATAAATTATTTAAGACGAATATCTTTGTAATTACAAATGAATACTACAAAACAATTTATACTTAAATCGCGACCCGATAGATTCGGTTCTGTGTTCCTAAGTTTCCTATCACAAATCGCTTTTGCACATTATAATAAATTATACATCGATTATGGAGCGATTCAATTTGACAATGAACATCAGAAAGATTATGAACACAGCATATTTATTTTAGCCATGAAGAGATATATTGACGTGTATAACGCAGATAAAATAAAAAATGGTGTTTTTGAGAACACGATTTGCGATAACGAATTCTATAATGACGATTTATGTGGACTCTTTAGTAAAACGGTGATTGCTATAAAAAGTGACGCTATCAGTTATTTCAGAAAGCATATTCAGAAGACGATGTATTCTCATTTAAACGAATTGGCATATCTAAAAAATTATAGCGTGCCGTTTGATCCTGAGAATACGATATTGATTCACTTGCGTCTGGAAGATGTGGCCGCAAGAATGGATTATGACGGGCGGGTCTGTGCAAATCTATACGCGGAACATCTAAATAACGATATGTGGCACCAATATGAAGATTTTCATGGGGTCTATAACCGCCAAGCGCCCATTAAAATTTCCAAGATAGAGCATATTGTGAATACGATCAAAGAAAAAAAGAAGATGCTTGAGAACAAGGAATACGAAGTCCTTGTCATAACCTCACCGACACCTGCTCTAAGAATACCGTATCGTTCTATTCAATCAGATGATTTAAATTATGATTTGTTTTTGTTAACTCAATGTGATACTCTGATTCTATCTAGAAGTATGTTCTCAATATCCTCTGCTTTTTTAGGGAGAGCCAAGGAAGTATATATTCCAATATGGGGACATGTGGCTTCGATGGGCTTAACATCAAAATATGATCAGAACGAGAATCATTTTTATTTTTACTAGCATATAATTATTCTGGATCAAAAGTACATAAAATATATCGTCTATTTTATATACTAAAGTAACTATGGATAATTCTACGATATGGAAGATTATAGATAAATATTTCGAAGACAATCCACAAAGTTTAGTAAGACACCATATTGAATCCTATAATGATTTCTTTAAGAACGGAATATTTCAAATCTTCAAGGAGAAGAATCCAATAGAAATCAATACGCGTTTCGATGATACCATAAACGAATATCGTTCTCAATGTATGATGTATTTTGGTGGCAAAGATGGTTCGAAAATCTATTTTGGTAAACCTATTATTTATGATGATAATGCTTCCCATTTTATGTATCCAAACGAAGCCCGCCTTCGTAATATGTCTTATGGAATGACCATTCATTATGATGTGGAAATCGAATTTATCGATATTTTAAGACCTGGTGAAAAACCCACAGTGATTGGTAGTGAAGATATTGCTACGATGCATGGCGGCGACGCGGATAGTGACGATGAGGGCGGTGTCGATTTAGAAACGAAACAGGAGCAAACCATCGAGAACACAATCAAGGGTGGCATGCCTCCTAAGAGAAAAAATCAGAAGAAGCGTTTGGCGTTAGAATTAACACCTAGTGAGAATGCTTTATTTCGCGAGGCCACAGAGAAGTCTATGATTGCGCCTAATAAGCAAAAGAGAACCATCACCTTAGAAAAGATTTTCTTAGGAAAATTTCCCATTATGTTACAATCAAATTATTGTGTCTTATCTGGTTTGCCAAGAGAGATTCGTCACACTATGGGCGAATGCTCAAATGATGTCGGCGGTTACTTTGTGATCGATGGCAAAGAAAAGACGGTGATCTCTCAGGAAAAGTTCGCCGATAATATGCTTTATATCCGTGAAGTAAATGATGATAAGTATCTCTATTCTGCGGAAATTCGATCCGTATCCGAAAATGTATCTAAGCCCATTCGCACATTATCTGTAAAGATCATGGCACCCACACCCTCTTTTACGTTTAAAAATATTGTGGTCAATATTCCCAATGTAAGAAAGCCTGTTCCCTTATTTATCGTGTTCCGTGCACTCGGCGTTATTAGCGATAAAGAAATCATTACGATGTGTTTATTGGACTTGGAAAAACACGAAGCCATGGTAGATTATTTCATACCCTCGGTCCATGACGCTGGATGTATCCTGACCCAAAGAAATGCTTTGAAATATATCGCCACATTAACCAAGGGAAAAACGGTATCCCATGCATTGGAGATCTTGGCCGATTATTTTTTACCTCACGTGGGAGAGATCAACTTTATTCAAAAGGCCTATTATTTGGGATATATTACATTCCGTTTATTATCTGTGTTTACGGGTTTAGAACAACCCACAGATCGCGATAATTTTAAATATAAGCGTATTGAATTGGTCGGCACACTTATGTACGATTTATTCCGTGAATACTATACTATACAACAGCGCCAAATTCACTTAGCATTTGAGCAGAAGATCACCTATAATAAGGGTATTTATGAGAACAATCTTTATGGGTTGATCATGCAAAATTATAAAGAGGCTTTCCGTGAACGTGCGGTTGAAATGGGATTTAAAAAAGCATTCAAGGGAAATTGGGGTTCTCAAACACACACCAAACGAATCGGTATCGTTCAGGATTTGAATCGCCTATCCCATAATTCCATGATGAGTCATCTACGTAAAACTAATTTACCCTTAGACGCAAGTGTGAAATTAGTGGGTCCTCGTGTGCTCCATAATACACAATGGGGGTTTTTCGATCCGATTGATACCCCCGATGGTGGGAATATTGGAATCCATAAACATTTGGCGATTTCCACCTATATTACTCAGGCCTATTCTAGAGAACCTATGATCCAATGGTTACGTGAAAAGTTCGATGATATGAAATTGCTGGAAGAGTGCAGTCCTTATGTTATTTCCACGATGACAAAAATCATGGTAAATGGGCTTTGGGTGGGGGTTCTCAATATGCCCAATACAGCGGTCGAAAAAATCAAATTATATCGACGCAATGGATTATTACCGATTTATACGAGTGTCACCTTTGATGCCAAGTTAAATACAGTTTTTATTTATACCGATGGCGGGCGTGTGTGCCGACCCATTTTTTATCGCGATTATGAATCGGATAAAATGTCCTATGAATCCACTTCCGTCAAAAAGCATTTGGAAGAAGGCGATTTTACATGGAATGAATTGATCACTGGATTCAATAAAAAGAAGGATAAGGACTTCCATGCAAATAACTATAAAATGTATGAATTGCACGAACTCTATGATGGAATCGACTCGGAAACCAATCCTGCGAAATTAAAACGGTTCTTAGAGGAGAAGGCAATTTTGGATTATATCGATACAAGTGAAACTGAAAATGCACTGATTGCGATGAACGCAGAGGATTTAAAAAAGGATAATAAGCGTAAACACACACATTTGGAAATCCATGAATCACTTATTTTTGGCATGATGTGTAACCTTATTAATTTCCCTGAGAATAATCCCGCTACGAGAAATTCGTTTTCCTGTGGCCAAAGCAAACAGGCATGCTCCATGTATCATACAAACCATCAAGTTCGGATGGATAAAACCGCGGTGGTTCTCGTTTCTGGTCAAAATCCTCTCGTGAAATCCCGATACTTAGAGCATATTAATCATGAAGGAAATCCTTATGGTGAAAACGCAATCGTAGCGATTATGTGTTATACAGGTTATAACGTAGAAGATGCCGTATTGATCAATGAGGGGGCTTTGAAAC